AGTTGATACTCTCATCAATCCAGCCAAATTAAGAGCGTTAGTTTATGAGAATGCGATTCAAACTGGTAACGGTTTAGATGTCTACGAAAAACCCCAAGATAACCACGACTACGTTTGTACTGTTGACGTGGCTAGAGGTGGTGGACAGGATTACTCGGCTTTTGTGGTTGTTGACATTACTGAGTATCCCCATAAAGTCGTAGCCAAATATAAGAACAACGAAATCAAACCGATGTTGTTCCCGTCAATCATTTATGAAACAGTAAAGTCATATAATAATGCATGGGTATTATGTGAGGTGAATGATATTGGTGATCAGGTTGCAGCTATTCTAAACTATGATCTCGAATATCCTAATCTCCTTCAGTGTTCGATGAGAGGACGTGCAGGACAGATCGTCGGTCAGGGCTTCTCTGGAAAGAAAACTCAGTTGGGTCTCAAGATGTCCAAGGCCGTCAAAGCGGTGGGATGTTCCAACCTGAAGACAATGATTGAGGCCGATAAGGTTCTCTTTAAAGACTACGATATTATATCAGAACTTACCACATTTATACACAAGAGAAACTCATTTGAGGCTGAGGATGGGTGTAATGATGACCTTGCAATGTGTCTTGTCATTTATGCGTGGTTGGTCGCCCAAGACTACTTTAAAGAACTAACCGACCAAGATGTCCGTAAGAGACTGTACGAGGACCAGAGAGACCAAATAGAACAGGATATGGCCCCATTTGGATTTATTAGTGATGGTCTAGAAGATGACATGATCACTGATGATGATGGAACAGTTTGGAGAAAAACAGACCTCGATGATATCAATTCCACGTATGGAGACATGAGTTTTATGTGGGAGTACAATTGATGGACATTGGTGATGAATTTGATCTAGAACATTTACTATTTGTTGAGAGAAACTGCAGGACTTGTGGAGAAAGAAAGAACCTCATTGAAGACTTTTATTTGACAAGGAAGGATAGAGGTTCTTATCCATCTGCATATTCTTATGAATGTAAAGTCTGTACTATAAAAAGAATCACCAATAAACGCCAACAATCAAAAAAACGCCAACGAGAGGATCTTCGTTGGTATTATCCAGATTGGTAACGTTCACGTCCAGTTTCCCCATCTGAAAGAGTAGCAAACAATAAATAAATTTAGAAATAAACTGAAACTTCTAGAGGAAATCAGATGGCTGGTTTAGGCTTAGTCTCCCCTGGTATTAAAGTAAGGGAAGTAGACCTTACTAGAGGTGGTATCACAGGCGTTAGCGACCAGACTGGCGCCATCGCAGGTCCTTTTATCAAGGGCCCTGTCAACGAACCAATTCTCATTGAGAATGAGAAAGATCTTGTTGATACTTTTGGTGAACCACAAGAAGGACAATCCCAGTATGAATATTGGATGAGTGCAGCATCATACCTTTCGTATGGTGGTGTACTTCGTGTTGTAAGATCCGATGGCCAGTCACTGAACAACGCTAATGCTGCTGTTGCAACTGGAAGTGGTTCTTCTATCACAAGTTTAAGTATTAAAAATACAGAAGAATATTACGGTTCATACGTTAGTGCCACAAGTTGGTACTGGGCTGCTAAAAACCCAGGTACTTGGGCAAATGATCTTAAAGTTTGTGTAATTGATTCCAGAGCAGACCAAGTTCTCACAGGTATTTCTACAGCAGGTGTTGTTGTTGGTGCTGCAATCACTCAGGCTTTCAACTCAGCTCAAGTTGGTGGAATTGGAACCAATTTAACTCTTAATGGACACCTTAAGGGCATTATTACTGGTGTTGGTGCTTCTCAAGTTGACGTAAAAGTCGTAAGTCAAGTTTCAACCGCAGGTACTATATCTGACGCAGATTATGTTAAGGGTGGTGTTTATGAATTTAAAACTTCCAGTTCAGTAACCATTAATGGTGCTACAGCTGGAGCAGCGTTAACATCAATAACTGTAATTAGGGGATCTGCTGGTCTTCAACAGGCTGGTCAGATTGGTATTGGAACAACGTTGTTCCTTTACAATGCACAACCGACTACACTAACAATTGACCAGGCCGGTGGACAAGCTCTGGCAATTGGTGCTACTGGTGTCTTCCTTTCATCAACTGCTGGTGTCCAGACAAATGGAAATTCAGTTCAAAACCTCTTGTTAATTGGCTCAGAACTTATTGGTGTTGGTGCAACAATTGTAAGTGGAACTGGATTTGTTGGATTCTCAACCAGAGGCCTTGATGGAACTGTACCTTCAGCCCATAATGATGGAGCTTCGGTCACAGTTCTTTCAAATGCTGGTGCAGCAACAACAGTAAGAACCAAACAAGTTAGTGGTTCTGATACCAATTTGGATGTCAATGCTCTTAATGGTATTGACATCAATGATTATGTTAGAGTTCTGACAGTTGGTGTAGGAACCACTGGAGAATTCATGAAGGTAACTGGAGTATCAACATCATCCAACTTAACTCCATCTACTGCCACTGATTGGTATGAGTCCCAAACTTTAGGTTTGGATAACTCCACAGTATATTGGAAGAATGTTGCTCCAAAACCACAGACTTCAGCTTTCGCAAGTTCAAGAAAATCTAGATTTGATGAACTTCATGTTGTAGTTGTTGATGACAGCGGAAAAGAGTCTGGAACATCTGGCCAAATTCTTGAGAAGTGGGTTGGTCTTTCCAAGGCCAAAGATGCGACACAATTCAATTCACCAGTTTACTACAAAGATTATCTTGCAGACAACTCACAATATTTGTTTGCTGGATATGCTCCATTAGGAACCCCAACTGGATTCTCTACTGGAAATACCGCATTTACTGCATCCGCCTCCTCATGGGGTCAAAACACACAAGGTATTGTGTTCTCGGGTATTGGTAGATCAACTTACTCCCTGCAAGGTGGTAAAGATTACGGTGGTACTTATACAGCTCCAACATATCAAACAACTCTTGGAGATACTGTTGCTGCATATGATCAGTTTGCAAATGTAAGAGAGTACCCAGTTAATTACTTAATTATGGGTCCTGGTCTTACTTCTAGACAAGAGACTGTTGGTAAGGCCAACAAGTTGATTCAAATTGCAGAGAACAGAAAAGATTGTATTGCTGTTATCTCACCAAGAAGAGCTGATGTACTGAGTGGTGACATTCCTCTCACCAATAGTGATACTCAAACAAACAATATTATTGCAACAATGGATCAGGTTACTTCCTCTTCCTATGCTGTTCTTGATTCTGGTTACAAGTATACCTTTGATCGTTTTAATAATAAATTCCGTTACATTCCAACCAACGCTGACGTTGCTGGAATGATGGCTAGAACTTCACAAAATTCATTCCCATGGTTCTCACCAGCTGGAACTACCCGTGGTACGGTTAATAATGCAGTCAAACTCGCATATAACCCATCACAAGCTCAAAGAGATCTTCTTTACGCAAGAAGAATTAACCCAGTGATTGCTGCACCTGGCCAGGGAGTTATTCTCTTTGGTGATAAGACTGCTCTCGCATATACTTCCGCGTTTGACAGAATCAACGTTCGTCGTTTGTTCCTCACAATTGAGACTGCAATCGAAAGAGCTGCACGTGCTCAACTGTTTGAGTTCAACGATTCAATCACCAGAGCAAACTTTGTTAACATCGTTGAACCTTACCTCCGCGATGTTCAAGCGAAGAGAGGCATCAGTGACTTCTTGGTTGTTTGTGACGAAACAAACAATACTCCAGATATTATTGATGCTAATGAGTTCCGTGCAGATATCTTTGTGAAACCTGCACGTTCGATCAACTTCATCGGTCTGACATTCGTTGCAACACGCACGGGTATCAGTTTTGAAGAAGTTGTCGGCACGGTCTGATAACGTTGTTCATTCGATTAACCTAAACAGGAGATTAGAAGAAAATGCCTCAGCAAATCCCTAATACAGGGGCTAATGCGAGAACCCTGGACACCTTTAAATCGAAGATGCTGGGCGGCGGTGTCCGCCCCAACTTCTTCGAAGTTGAACTCAAGTTCCCTGCTCTGGCCATCGATGATAACGATGTCAGTGACAAGGTTAGATTCCTTGTAAAAGGCGCCAACCTTCCCGCTTCAAATATTGCCCCAATCTCTGTTCCTTTCAGAGGCCGCGAACTTAAGATCGCTGGTGAGAGAACATTTGATACCTGGACTGTTACTGTTATCAACGATAGCAATTTCACCCTTCGTGATGCTTTCGAAAAGTGGATGAACATGATCAACAAAGTCTCCGATAATGGTGGAGAAGTTGATCCTACTGTTTATCAACAGGAAGCATATGTTCACCAGTTAGGTCGTGCTCCAGTTACTAACGCAACTGCAGCTCCCGTTCAAACTGGTGCAACTATTCCCATTCTGCGTTCATACCATTTCCATGGTATTTTCCCAACTCAAGTTGCTCCAATCGAACTGTCTTACGATCAGAACAATGTGATCGAAGAGTTTGCGGTTGAGATGCAAGTTCAGTGGTGGGAAGCCCTGAATGCAAATGGCCAGGTTGTCGTAGGCTGATAAATAACCTCATAGGCAACGGTTTATAACATGGCTGGTAGATTATTTGGATTTTCAATCCAAGGGGCCAACGGCGATAATCTGCCTCCTTCAGCGGTTACTCCTGTTCCGCAGAATGAGGCAGATGCGTCGGATTACTACGTCAGTAGTGGTTTTTATGGTCAATATGTTGATATTGAAGGTGTCTTTCGTAACGAGTATGACCTTATCAAAAGATACAGAGAAATGTCTCTGCATCCCGAATGTGATGAGGCTATCGAAGACATCGTAAATGAAGCCATCGTTGCCGATCTCAACGACAGCCCAGTTGAGATTGATCTGTCTAATCTGCAGGTAAGTGATTCTATTAAGAAGATCATTCGTGCAGAGTTCAAGTACATCAAGGATCTTCTAGATTTTGATAGTAAGGCCCACGAACTGTTCCGTAACTGGTACGTTGATGGTCGTCTTTACTATCATAAAGTAATTGATCTTAAGAATCCTGAGGCTGGTATTCAAGAACTTCGTTTTATTGACGCACTTAAGATCAAGTACGTCCGTAAACAAAAGAAGGAAGATAATAATATCAATAACCCACTTGTAAGAAGTGCTGACGAGATTCTTTCAAAAACTCCAGTTATTGAGGAGTATTTTGAATACAATCCAAATTCTGGAAAGTCTGGTCAAGGATACTTACCAACTCCAGCAGGTACAAAACAGGGTGCAGTTCGCATTGCAAAGGATGCAATCACATACTGTACTTCTGGTTTAGTAGACAGAAACAAGCACACAACTCTTTCTTGGTTGCATAAGGGTATCAAGGCCCTGAACCAACTGAGAATGATCGAAGATGCTCTGGTCATCTATCGTTTGTCTAGGGCCCCAGAACGTCGTATTTTCTATATTGACGTTGGTAATCTTCCGAAGGTAAAGGCAGAACAATACCTTCGTGAAGTCATGAACCGTTATCGTTCTAAACTTGTATATGATGCTAACACGGGTGAAGTTAGAGACGATAAGAAATTCATGTCAATGTTGGAAGACTTTTGGCTTCCACGCCGCGAGGGAGGGCGCGGTACAGAAATCTCTACCCTCCCTGGCGGGCAGAACTTAGGTGAAATCACTGATATTCAGTATTTCCAGAAGAAACTCTATAAGGCCTTGGGCGTGCCCGAAACCCGTCTCGGTGGAGAAGGTGGTTTCAACCTTGGCCGATCCTCAGAAATTCTCCGCGACGAACTTCGTTTTAACAAGTTTGTAGGTCGTCTTCGCAAGAGATTTTCTAACATGTTCCTTGACATGTTGAAGACTCAGTTACTTCTTAAGAACGTAATTGCTGCAGAAGATTGGCCTCATGTTGCGGAACATATTCAGTTTGATTACATTTATGATAATCACTTTGCAGAACTGAAGGAAGCGGAACTGTTCCAGAACCGCATGAACAACATGGCTATCGCAGAACCTTATATTGGTAAGTACTTCTCGCAGGATTACCTGCGTAGAAAGATTCTTCGTCAAACCGATGATGAGATTGTCGAACAGAACAAACTCATTGATGCGGAGATTGAGGCTGGATTATATCCAGATCCTGCCGCAGCTGCTGCAATGGATATGATGCAACAAGCTGCTGAAGTTGATGCAACTAATGCACAGACTGCAGCAACTTTAGATCCATCTATCGGTGCAGACAAGGATACTGCGGCCCCTGAAGGTGGGGAAATATAAATAATTTGTAGTGTATAAAAACACATAATGAACCCTACTGAATTGATTGATTTGGTGCTGCAAGATGCACCTGCTCATGAAATCTCTGATGGTATCAAAGATATTTTGATGCAGAAGTCAGCAGATCGTCTTGAAGCTGGAAGACCTGTCGTTGCGGCAGAGCTTTTTGGTGATGAAGAATTTGAAGATGAAGAAAGTGAAGTAACCGAAGACCCCACTGAGGAAGAGGATGGCTAGGATTAATTTAAAAGGTAGTGAGATTGACATTGCCGCTGGTGTTGGTAACAGCAGTGCAGTGAGTAATGCAACTCTCGTTCGTGTACTTAATCCAACTGGTACTGCTACCGTAGTACATGTCACTGATCCCACTGGGCTCAACGAATACTCGGGTATTGGATCTTTTACTCTTGGCGGTAACGCCGTTGAGTATGTGGAGAAACAACCCTCATACACCATTTACGGTGAAGCTGCAATTAAAGCAGTAAAAGTCGGATTCGCTGCAAACTAAAATGAAACTCATCAGAGAAGAAATCGAACAGGTAGAGGTTATCATCGAAGAACGCGATGGTAAAAAGAGCCTCTATATTGAAGGTGTATTCCTCCAAGGCGATATCAAGAATCGCAATGGAAGAATGTACCCTTGTTCTACTCTTGAAAGAGAGGTAAGTCGTTATAACGAAGCCTTTATTTCAAAGGGTCGTGCTCTTGGTGAACTCGGCCACCCTGAGGGTCCAACCGTAAACCTGGATCGCGTTTCCCATAAGATTGTTTCTCTGTGTCGTGAAGGTAACAACTTCATTGGCCGTGCTAAGGTTCTAAATACCCCAATGGGTAACATCGCAAAGTCCCTTCTTGATGAAGGTGTTAAACTCGGTGTTTCCTCTCGTGGTATTGGTTCCGTCCGCATGAACAATGAGGGTGTGAACGTTGTCGGTGAAGACTTTATGCTCGCCACTGCTGCTGATATCGTAGCAGATCCATCCGCTCCTGATGCTTTCGTTGATGGCATCATGGAAGGAAAAGATTGGGTCTGGGACGGTGGAATTCTCCGCGAAAGATATGCAGAGAAAACATATAAACAAATCAATACTCTTGTAGATTCCAGACAACTGCAAGAAAACAAGCTGAAGCTTTTCCAAAACTTCTTGGGAAGCCTTTAATTTATAAATAAAAACAGATTAACTACAATTATCTAAGTCTAATCGGAGAGTCCAAATGTCCCGTGGTAAGAATTTACAAGAAATGGAAGTAGGCACTGTTCAATCCAAGACTGCCGTTAACTCTGGTGCGAAGGGTGGAGATGCCATGAAAGGTATCCCTACCAGTGCC